GTCAGCAACTCGCACCACTTCGACCATGCGGCCGTCTGTCATCTTTGCTACCATAGTCATCTTGTGCTCCTTGTTGCGATCAATGTATTATAGCAGATGGGCGGTTTCTGGTCAACCCATCTGCTTCACACGAACATCTGTGTTCAGTGCAGGTGCATACTGAACAATCAGTTCACGCTCTAATCGATGTGCGGTTTCTTTGCCACGCACGATGTCAACTATCACAGGAACGATGCTGTCAGCACCTGCGCCACGGATTGCCTCATACAGACGCCACGACTTGTCCTCAGTGCGCGAGCGATAGATATGCTTGTTCACACGGCTACGCAGGCTCATGAGCACAGTGCGCTGAGTCTTGGCAGTGATACCAATGTAGGTGTCAAAACCAATATGCAGAGCATACACGATGTGAGTGCGATCTACTCGCTTTTTACGGGGTGCTTTTGTTGCGTCCATGCATGTATTATACCCGATCTTGCGTTTCTGGTCTACCGTTTTTGCCAACTAGAGTTGTGATTTTTCACCAACTCGTGTTGGTTTTCTGCCACAAAAAACCGCAACTCGAGTTGGAGAATTCGGTTGACCGCTATCGGCCCTCGTGCTATAATACGGGCATGTTCAGTAAACAGGAGTTCAAGATGCTAGATATGGAACCAATGACACGCCAGGAAGAACTGCAAAGTATCTACTGGGATATGCACAAGGATGCCTACGGCTTCCGCCCACGCGGTATTGACACCACCAACTGGGATGAGGCTACATTTGAAGCCGAGTTCAACTATCTGCAGGACTTGATTGTCAAGAACGAACAAGAGCGCAAGATCGCCGAGCACGAGGCTGCACATGCCTTTGAGATGCGGATCCAAAGCATCCTGGCCTGTGGTGCTCAGGACCGTGAGATGGCCCTGCGTTGGATCCACGAAGCAGAAGGTTCCAACGGTGACGACGAGTTCCTGTGCTACCTGGTTGGCTTGCCCTATGGTTATTTTAAGAAGGCGGCTGTATGACTGACTACACCTTGCGAGTGATCCCCAGCGTGGGCGAAGCAGGCCTGGACACAGAAGCCAGTCCGGGCAACGGCATGTTCTATGTTCGACTTTACGATGGATCCTATGACATGTGTGGCTACGACACCATCGAAGAAGCCTATGCTGAATTGGTTGATATCACCGGCAGTTGATTGTTTAATACATATATCGCAACAAGGAGCAAGAGATGAAAAAGTCCAAACTGATTGAAATGTTGAACCGCCTGGAAGGCGATCCTGAGATCAAACTGTGGAATGGCATAGTAGGCGATTGGATGGACATCGACAAGGAGTTGGTGCCATCTGAATTGGTCAAACAGACCCTGGAGCACTGGCTTGAGATGTGCCGTATTGGTGACTGCCGAGACCGTCAAGATCGGGATTACCAACTGCCCGCTGAAGAAGTGGCTCGACTCAAGAAGGACTACCACAGGATCAATACCTGGGAACTCAATCCTTTTGTGACCCTGGAAGATGTCAAAGAGAAACGCTATAAGTTGAAGAACATCTACATCCTCAATGCCAAGACCAAGGGCGTGAAAGCCTTTGATCGTCTAGGCGATATTGACTACTAAGGAGCAGCACATGGGATATTGCGTTGTAGCAGACAAAACACAAACAGATCTCATGCGGACCCAGTATGGTCCCCGATCTGGATTAGAAGGCCCGTTTCTGTTCGCCAACGGTCAGGTATTATACTATGACCCCGAACAAGGACAATACTATGATCCTCGCAGCGACTTCTATATGAGCAATGAGGACATGGAAGCAGTCCACCAACACATGGTTGATCGACTGAAGGCTTGACCTAATCTCGATAGTTCTCCAAGAACTTCTCGAGATCCCCGTAGAGGTTTGCCATGAAGGCTTCCTTGCTGCCATAGAACTTCACGCAGGGTTCTCGCTTGTCCACTTGCAGGAAGTAAGGATCCTGCAATCTCTGATCCAACATCACCAACAACTTAGGACGCACTTGGTCCAGGTCTATCATGAAATTGTAGTGCTCTACTTGCATCCGTTGCATGGCCAGGAACCCGTGTGTGCTTAGTCGCATACCACCTTGAGGCTTCATGTTCCGCCACCAGGTCTTCATGGCCCACTCTAACCCTGGACGCTCGGATTCAGGATACTGCCTGATCAGTGCTTGAGTGATGGCTTGCTTATCGCGCATTGGGGTAGATCTTCTCCCCTTGCTTGAGCAGCACCACAGAGAACTTGTCTGTTCTGAATTGTGTGTTTAGTTTCCTGGCCAAGTTGATGGCATGTCCTGGGTTACTAAATGAAACCTTCTTGTACTTGGGTCCTGGATACTGTGTGAGCAAGTTGGAGGTCTTGAGATTGATGGGCAGGCTATCAAAGAACACAGCCCAGATTCCATCACTGGCCAACACCTGCTCACTTTTGTAGGTTTGCTTGTTGGTGTTCTCTATCAACACCGATGGTTTTGGTCTGCTCATCCATTATACTCCTACATTTATTTATCAGAAATGTAGGTAGTTTTAGAAGTCTTTGCCGCCCAGTTCCACTGTTATGGTCTGTTCCTGAAGTGCCGTCAACAGGCGATTTTGCAGGTCGGTCACTGCCAACAGCATCTTGGTTATGTCGCGATGTAGGTCCTTGGCATCTTTCATGGGCATCATGAAGTCTTTCTGACCACGAGATTCATGTGCCTTGACCGAGTCAATGAATCGATTGATGTGGATGCTCACACAAACACCTCTTCATCCAAGTAGCGTCGCAGTTCCTTGTCAGTGGGATCCACGGTGTAGTTGTGCTTGAAAAAGATCTCGTATGAGTCTGACCCATACTTACCAATGCCATACAACTTGGTAGCGTCATTGCCGTCCCAATTGACATAGTCTTGAGTCATCCTGCGTATGCGATTCTCTTTCACATTACTCATGCCCAGGCTCCAGATGATGTCCTTGACTTCTTCAGGAGTGCTCCGCAGCAACCACATTGGTGTAGGCCAGTGATGCATGAACAGTGGATACACCGTCTTCACAGGTTTGCGGCCAGTCTGGTTCAGCATGATCACTGCTACCATGTGCCTCCACTTTTCTACATAAGGAATATCTTCCGAGCCCAGTTGTTGCTGGACCATGAGATCATCGCGCAGGGGTTCAATCATCGTGTTTGTAAAAATTGGTCAAGTTCAGGTGGTTGCCATCCCTCGGGTTTGAGAACTTTACCATCTTCGCGTTTGTTCACGAATCCGGTAGCGGGATCGATCTTGGCAAAGTTGGTTCGCATGACTTCGTTCCATGCACCTTCACCATCTGCACCAAGACTGTGGATAGCACCGATAGTCACAACTAGGATGTCAATCAATGCATCTAAACATTCTTTAGGATCGGCAGCAGCATTGGCCACCCAGAGTTCATCCACTTCTTCTTGGATCAGTTTGGTGTATAGGTTGAATTGGGGTTCACTCCACGCACCTGTGGGTTGGTTGCATGCTCGCATAAAGCGAGCTTGATCACGGAAGGGGTTTGTCATTGGCTTCTTCTCTTGTGTAAAAAGGACCTTGGTAAGGATATCGTTCCAAGGTAATCAACTTGGGGCTTTGAACTATGCTCCAAGTGCGGCGTTGTTTGACCTGATACCAACCAGCAGCATACCACGAGCGTGATTTGTTGTTCTTGGTAAACAAGGGCAATTTGTGTTGAACATTCCAGATGGGGTTATATACCCGCGATCCTGACGGATAGCCCTGCACTTGATATGTAGCAGGCTCCCGGCTGGGCTTGTTGATCACCGCTGGAAATTCAATGTCAACTTGTTTGCGGATCATGGCCATGGTCTTGAATGGAATGGTCTGATTATTGATCCTCACTGCAAAACCATCTCCTGTGGCTTCGATGTTTCCGACCTTCTTGTCGCCCTGTGTAAGGACGTAGAACTGATCTTTAACTATGGGCTTGGCTATTATGCTCATCTAGTGTTCCTTTGTATGTGTTGTTGAGCCAGGCGGCATATTGTTCTGGCGCCTCGGATATCTTTGTGAGTTCGTACTTGCCGCAGAACTTCATGAACCGCACACCCACTTGACCAATATCTTTGTGGCTGATCTGTTCGCGGATAGCACCGTCTACTTTGGCTTTGATCTCTGGGGGTTGTGCTGTGAGATCCACCAGCACACGATTGCGTTCGTAGTCGTCTTTCACACGATGTTCCACACCGTTGTGATCGGTCCATCGTTGCAACATGAGATTGTTCCAATTGAATCCGCGGTTTGTGCGATCTTCAAATGCTTCGCGCAGACCCACTTTGTTTTTAGTGCCTTTTTCGCGCACACCCGGGTAAGCACTAAACACATTGTCACTTGTGTCGCCACGCATGCACTTCTCAAACAGCAGCCATTCTGGGTCCGGAATCACCTTGTCTGTCTTGGTCTTTTTGTCCTGTACACGGCGGCCTTTGGCATCAAAGATGCCCGAAACCGTATGGAGTTCATCGGTTATGCCATTGTATTGATTCACATTGGGTGCTAATAACTGCACGAAATCTGTATCTGATGAAATAATATAGTGCTCGTCTTGGGGATGCAAGGCGATCCAACGAGCAATAACGTCGTCTGCTTCGGCTTCTGCGTGTCGGAT